GATGTTGTTGGATTTGCTGTAAGTGTTAGTAATCCTAAATCATTATTAACATCTATGGGTGAAAATGAATTTAGAGTGACTATACCCAAATTATAATCTACTGTACCAACATTGCCTTTAAATACAGTTTTAACATTTCTTGTATCATTATAATAAGCTCTTAATGTACCATAACGACCTTCAAGTACAACAATACCACCAGCTTGAGCACCAGTTGTATCACCTGCAGCATTTGTAATTTTTACTATAGCAGAAGTGTATCCTGTACCGGCTGTCAAGATATTAATTTGTTTAATGGTTCCGTTATTTGTTAAAACAGCTTCTGCTGTTGCACCTGTACCATCACCCAATATTGTAACTGTTGGTTGATTTTGATATCCGTAACCTGGATTGGATAATATGATAGATTCAACACCACCACTTGATGATGGAACTTCTTCAATGTACAAACCTTCAATTGTTTGAGCCAAGTTTAAAGGATTTCTGTATACAACAGAAGGTGAACTTAAAATACCACTTAAAAACATACCTTTTTTCAATGGTGCACCATAGTACAATTTATATGTTGTTGGTGTTGTTAAATTTGGATAAAATTTCTTCTGTAGTTGAATAGTTATTTCATTTGTAATGATTGATGAATCAACCGCATTTATTCTCACATTGAAATCAGAAGATTTGAATGTTGAATTGAAAGTATTTAATGTATTTTTTGCGTATGTGTTGATTGCTGACCTAATTGCTGCCTTCAATTGGTCTGATGTTGAAATTGTTTTCTTTGGATCATACAATACATTTGCAGTTATTTGAATGTAAGTATAGTCTGGATCAATAATAACTGGTTCAACCGTCATTACTGATATTGGTTTCAAAACATCTTTTATCAATTTTAGTTTTTGATTTTCTGTCATCATGTAAGCACCAGATGGTTTTACACAAACAAAAACTTGTCCATAAATTGGTGGATCATTTTCTTGTCCACCCCAAACATTAACCGCATCAAAAGAGTAACCTAAATTGTTCTGTTGAATGGCTGTGATGTAATCTTCTTTGGTGATTGCACGACCTTGTGCAGCATAAGATTTTGGTGCTTGAAAACGTATGGAACTTATACTTTCTTTCAATGAACCTTGAGAAGTTGATGTGATTGGTGAAATGGATGCGTTAGAATATCCACCAACTGTTTGCATCAACAAAAAGTTATTTGCACCAGCAGCTGCTGTGCCTTGTGTAACAACATAAGAGATTCTTATAATGTTACTTTCTTTAATTTGTTTACCTAATATACCATCACCAAAATAGATTTCATAAAAACCATTAAGTCCTTCTTGCAAGAAATAAACATTTGATGAAGGTGTTAATGTCAAATAATTTGATGCGGCTGTATAAGTTTCTGTATAGTTATTTGAACCGGACTCTTGTACAGAAACTAAAAGTGTTGTTGTGTCAACATTGATATCTGGTATTTTAAATTTGTAACCTATTGTACTGTTACCTTGATAATTTAACTGGATTGCTGTACCTTGTTTCAATGTCACGTTTTCAAACACTGCTGTATTCGAATTAACATTAACTGTGATTGAATCGGTATTTACAAAATTATAGTTTATTCCATCAATTGCTTCTGATAAAAATGAAGTGTACTTTGGCAAAGTCAATGAAGAATCTGACACATTATTCATAGTCAAATTGATTGTAGCAGTTGGTGCAATTGCTGATTTTGGTATATAATTTAGTAATTTTGCCTGAGAAACAACTGAATTTCTTTGTAATGCAGTGTCCAAGAACATTTCGTTGGCTACCATGTTCAAATAATATGCATTATATTGTGTGTTGTATGCCAATAAATCCATTAAAGTGGACAAAGCGGAACCTTCAAAATTATAATCTTGAAGTATACCATTGTCCTTTAGATAGTTCTTAAAACTATCTTTAATATTGTTAAAATCTAGTTCAGTTATATTTAAATTTTTATTATCGCCTGCCATTTTATCGGTTTCTCTCTAAAAAGACTGTTACAGTAGTTGGTTGCGTTGCGTTTTCTAGATAAAAAGTTAATGTTACAGTGTATAAATTTCTATCTGCGTCTGGAGAAACAACGACACTTTGTAATGACACTCTTGGTTCATAATTTCTTATAGCGTTTATTATTTCTTGTTGTAATGTGTTCGTTGTTATAACTGATATCGGTTCAAACAAAACAGCATCTAAATTTGTACCAAAAGAAGGATTAAACAATTTTTCATATTTTTTAGTCAATAATATGTTTCTTATGGAACGAATAACCGCCTGAGTGTCATAACTTAGAGCAACATCACCCACCACAGGTCGCTTTGCGAATGTGAAATCTATGTCGGAGTATATTTTGTTGAGTGATATTGCCATCTTTTATTTATGTCTAGGAGTAAAACGCTTTTTTGGAATCTTGAAGCTGTCGGAGAAAATTCTTGGGCCGGAACGCAAAAATTCGAAAAGTGGCAATTATGAGATTCTGGACTTCAACTTATCTGTACCGACAAGGTTCATGTATAAGTATCGTTCAGTTTCACCCATTTTAGTAAACTTTTTTGTTTCGTTGTATTCATTAACAAATTTTTTCAAATTTCCATAATAAGTTATGTCTGAATTCATTCTGTCAGTCAGAAATGTATTTGCCGACTGAATATATTCATCAATAATTTCTATGCGAGTCGGCATCAAAACAGAGTGTGTGGTGTATGGATTATCAATACCATTTTCAATTTCCTGAGAATATGCTGCTAAAGCAGTTGCATTTGCTTCTAATTGTGGGCGAATCAACAAACTGGTGAAACTACCCATTATTGGAGCAGTGTTTTTTATAGAATCTGTTTGGTTTGTTATATAAAGAGCTGTTTTACCAGCAGTTACTGCTTGGTCAAGATATGGATTTATTTGATCCGAACCTGTAAATTTAGTTACACCCGATAATCTATTGGTATGTGCTATAAATGCATTTGTGGTGTTTGCAAAAAAAGATGACGTTACATTTAAAGTTGCTAATCCGTTGGCGTCCGAATCGACTAGTATTTTTAAAACGGAGTTTTTAATGCTCAATAATTCAGTAATAACTGGATTTTTGTAATATCCACCAACATCATCGTTTCTAATATCTTGTGCTTGCCAAGTTACAATGAAAGGTGGCATACTGTTTAAGTGTGCTTCTGCATCACTGGAAAGTGATACCACTTGATTATTTGGGTCATCAAAATTATAACCTAATGTGGCGAAAACACCGGTTGCATTATTTACTGTTGCCATATCAAATTCCTAAAAAGTCAGACAAAGGTGGAGTGGTTGCACCATATGGAGCAATATGTATATGAGAATTGAAAATGGATGAATTTATAGTGTCGGACATTAGAACTGCATCCATAATACCAATACTTGCATAACCAAAATTTGCTGTTGGTGCGTTAACCGAAGTCATAGATGTAATTGAACCCATCGTATTAATACAACCAGGAACTGCAATAGGACTTAATGGTGACGGAATACCCAAAGATAAACCACCAAGACCAGACACAAAACCAAGAGGTCCTGCAAAGACACCCGTACCGGCATTTACCCTAGTTTCGGCGTTAATTATGTCGGCAGAAATTGACCCACCAACAACCAAGTCGGAAGCCAAATAAAAATGGTCTGCGGCCGCCAATCTTAAAGAACCACCAAAATTTTCATTTGCAGCTATTGAAACATCATCATCACCAGAAATTGAAATATCTCCGTGTGACCTTATATTTGTTTTGCCTTGTACCAATAAATTGTAATCACCAGCAACTTGAACATTCATATCTTTCAAGACATTCATATTACAATTACCATCAACCTGAATATTACAAGTGCCTTTAATCAAAACGTTCTTATTTTTGATTGTGATTTCATATCCATCACCAAAAACCTTATGCACTTCATCACCATTTGGATGCATTTCAATAAATGTTCCTGTTCTGTGTGACAAACGAACACGTTCACGGTCGGGTGTGTCATCCATTTCAAATTTGTGACCAGATTCGGAAACTTTAACATTATTATATGGATAAACTGGTTGATTATCCTGATTTGCGGCAGATTCTGGCTCTGTCCATAAATTGTCTGATGGTGGTGTGTTAATTGTACTCATAATTAAATTGGTTTTCCTACTTTTGATTCAACTTTTGTACCTTCTGCAACTGTATTTGCTGAAGGATGTGAACTTGTGTAATTTGCAATAGTGGTATTTGCGGCATTCAATTCAGCTTGGCTAACTGGTACTAATAATCCGGCTGTTGCAGCAACTGGTATTGCCACTGCACCAGCTACTGCCTGAGAAGTCAAATTTACAGTATTGTATGCTTCGGTTGCTACTTCTTTTGCAGCTGATACCAATTCTGTTAACTCGGAACTTCCTGCTCCTTCAGTTAATTCCGCAAAAAAATCACTAAAAACATTAGCAATTAATTTTAATAATCTAGATAAGCAATCCCTTAACATAGCTAAAAATCTTGCAGGTAGACTTAATATCCATTGTATCAGTGCTCTTAATTTTGTAATATAAGCCAAAACATATTTTTCAAAGTCAATAATTGGTTGAATGATTTCTTTCTGAATTCTTTTTAATTCTCTTGCAATAGATTTTAATTTATCTATCAACCATGAATATTGGCCAGTAGCATCAGATAAACCAAGAAATCTCATTACCGCACGTATACCTTCACGAATTTGATTTGCTACAGCCTTTAAGAATTTCTTTAGTGCTATGTTTTTTTGTAATTCTGAAACAAAATCACAAACGTGTGCCAATTGTTTATTTGTATTATCGATTGATGTTCCATTAACTAGTGTGCCAGTGAATGTTGATGGTGCACCAGGTTTCCATCCATCATTAAATGCAAATGAAGGTGGTTTAATGTTTACATCTGATACTTGTGGTAAAGGGTTTAATGAATATGCCATAATTTTATGCCTTATTATCTGGTACGATTCCTGGTAAAACACCCATCATCACCGGCGCTTGCGCTGACATACCGTCCATAAAAAAACCTACAATCCAGTCGCCTACCCTTGGTGCCTCAAATGTTTTTGAATTGTTAATTGGATACATTGGTAAAGCCCATGGTAAATTGTCTGTAGGTAATTCTAATTGATTGTCTGTGTGCCAACCAAAAATTCTTACTTTACATCTACCCATAGCCAACGGGTCGGCCCTATATTCAATAACGCCAACCCACCATACAAAACTATCTTTTCCAATAAAATTATTCATTTACTAAGCTTCTATATCCCGAATTACTATAACTTGGTGAAGGATAATTATCCTTCAAACTTTCTTTAGCCAATTCTAAAACAGTTTGAAATACACCTTGTGATTGTATTATGTGTCTAACAGCTGTCACAAGATACTTTCCTGAGAAAAAATCATCAAGTTTTCTCATTTTTGTTTCTGAATCATAATTGTTACTATACAATTGAAATATAATTGTTTTGCCTGCCGTTATGGCTGTATCGCCTGGTATGATTGCTTTTATGACTGTATAATTAGCCAAAGCAATCTGTGCGCTTCTATTTGGTACATATGTTTCAATAAAAATATCTTTTGCAACA